AGTCCGCTAGCACACAGCGGCGCGTTTGTCAACCCACAGGGCGGCGAAAATTCACACAAGGACACATAAAAATGCAAAGTCTTATACATATGTTTATGAAATCTAGTCTAGGTTTTTCTAGTCTAGATGTGCTATAATTCAAAAGCGTTCGCATCTAGACGAGGACTATGCAAGACGACTGGGATCTAGACTATACATACACACCAAACTATGAGTCTTATGATTTCGATGAGATCTATGAGTCTTATATGCAGTCATTTGATGAGTTAGACTGGGACGATGAATACGAGCGCGAAACGCAAGACTATAACGCGCTTGCGTACAGGCACTACGCATGATATAATGTGTACCTATGCACGTACCTAACATGTCTGCACACACTATCACACACAAGCGTATGGTGAGAGTGACACTTGACATAGAGTGTTACGAAGACTTGGACTTGGAAGATCTGGACTGGCGCGAAGTCCTGGATTTACAGGGTGATGAATCTGTAGGGGTTTCTGTCAGAGATTACAGCGACGATATGCCACTTTGGTAAGTGTCCACAACTGGTTGACCGGTCCCTGAATTTCGGTTATGTTGTGCACAAGTCAAACAACCAACCCGATGCAAGTTCAATCACTCGGCGCTAACAAGACTCAAGTGGATCTGGCAGACGGAACCTCAGTGTTCTTCTCATACAAGACGCCAGTTGCTGCTCTGGTTCCCGGTAAGGGATGGATTCGCACCAAGACACGCTACAGTGTCACCACATCTAAGCATATCAACCAGTGGGTTCAGTCACCTGCAACTGAGGTTGATCAGTGGGATATTGATCAACTTGTGGCATTTTAGAAAGTGGCACAAGGGGGTTGACACAGGGTTGACCCCATCCTATACTAAAGACATCAAGCGGGGGTGATGCATCCCGCTCAAAACACATCATCACAAAATCGCTTTTTTATTATGCAATTCGCAATCTCCAACTCTTCCGCTGTTGAGAACATCAGCATCGAAGATCAAACCGTCAGCATCACCTTCACTGGTGGTCGTTCATATGACTACACCGTGGCCGATGTGACCGCTTTCACTGCTGCTCTGACCTCTGCTATGGCACCTGAGCAGTCTGTTGGTCGCTTTGTCAACAAGTCCATCAAGAACGAAACACTCCGTAAGGTTGCTGTCTGATCTCGACTAGATGTGCGCGGTCAACTAGATCGCGCATATTACAACTAGATACACACACAACTAGACACACGCATCAATAGATGCTATAATAAAAAGAGAGGAAAGGGTTCGCCTCTCACGATATGTAAAGTCACCCAGCGAGCAACGTAACACATAATTATAGCATATTGGTTGGGTGCTTTGTGGTCCTGGTGGTGCGGGACCACTTTTTTTAGTGTCACATAGGAAGTTTATATTCTACCTCCAGTCTAGCACACTGGGGGCAGAGTCAAGGGCAGAGTGGACAGTTTGGCAACTGGCACATGCGGCAGGGGGGGGAGTGCTTATATTATCGCAGAGCAGGATCGGTGGCGATGTATTGTCGTCAACACGGTTACCCCACCGCTCCTCTGATTTCTTATAAGATAGCAGGGATCTGAGTGCTATGGGGCTTTGATGTGCCACTTTCTGAACTGACTGTTTTGGTGGCACAGTGCCTGGATCTGGGGCATGATTGGCACAAGTCAAAACCACACCGATGAGACCCTTTGTCGCCACCCCTGCCAAATTCGCTGACGTGCCCCTCAATGAACCCTTTGTTTGTGAGCGCCTGCCAGGGTGGCATGTCGCCTGCGTCAAGACTACGACCCGCACCGCTGATGCCCATTTTCCAGAGCGTAAGGGCACTAAAGACGAATGGTCCCGGTGGTATTTTAGGGCAGGTGATGACGTTACCCGTGGTCCGGTAGTGTTCGCCTGAATCACTGGCACAAGGGAGTGGCACAGACCCGCTCCCTCCTGTATCTTATAGATGTCAACCAACCAACCCAAGACCATGCTCACAGGAACCGCTCTCAAGGAAACCTTCACCGCAATGCAGGCAGAGGGTAAGAAACCATCAGACATTGCAATTGCCTGCGGATACTTTACAATCGAAGGTAACAACACTAAAGTTCACTTTACCGACTTCTACATGGCATTGTTGGAAGTTAAAGAATTGGACACTGAGGATGATAACGAAGGAGTGACAATCGAAGCAGAGAATCCTGATAATCAAGAGGCAATCAATGAGGCGCTTGAGGATTATCCTGCTGACGCAATCCGTGCCTTTATTGAGTATTTTGGAGAGGATTGTATTGCAGACATTTCTGATTCTTATCAGGGTGAAATGTCAGGCAAAGAATTCGCTGAGCAGTTAGTTTCTGATTGTTATGGGTTAGATGTCCCCTCCTTTGTTTCTATTGATTGGGAGGACACTTGGGATAACCTCCGCCACGACTACATTGAAGAGGATGGATATATTTTCTGCGTGAATTTCTGATAACACTTAGGGGGGACAATCCTCCCCCTTTTTTTATACATAAGCAACTAATTTTAGAGTCTACCTTCATCCTAGCACGCCATGGAAAGGGAAACCGGATTGTGTGCCAGTTTGACAGGTGGCACATAAAATCAGCAAACCGTCTCAGATGCCCTATTGTTCTCTCAGTTGCAACCCACCAATGACCTACATTCAGCAGCACCCTAACGCTCCATATTTTGGGGACACGGTATCCTTTACCCCTATGGGTGATCAAATTATGGTGATCGCAGACTCTCAGATGCTGATGATGACCAAAGAAGACGCACGTTGCGAATGGTTACAGAATCAGGCGCAGGGTTGGCACCGACTCGCATAAGGGCATCTGCCCTGCTATGATTCTCTCAGTCGCACCCACCCCGATGATCTACTCCCCCGCTTGCAACATCGATGACCGGTCCCGCGTATGGATCGGACGCTTAGCAGACCTTGACAATGAGTTGACGGTCTCCCGCAACTTTCCACCATCCGCCGGATCTCCTGCCTCGTTTGTTGCTGCCTGGGAGGGTAGTCGTTCACCGACTCCAGACATCATCGGCACCGACGGTTGCAACGGTTGCATCGTATGGGCGCGATCGTTTAAGGGTTCAGATCCTGATAAGTTCTGAATTACTTAAGATTCGGGGGCGCAATAGCGTCCCTGATGGTGTATGATTGACTCAGTTCACACCCACCACCATGGATTATCACAACACCTCACTTGATGCTTACGAGCGCGAACTGGATCGGTACGCTTACCTGGATCTCCCTGCCATCCGTGAGTATGTTCAGGAACACCCTGGATGCTGCTGGGAGGACGCTCTGGACTGGTTTGAGCAAGTAGCAGGCAGACCAGTCTCTCAAGACCAATGGGGCAGTGTGGAGCAAGTATGGGATGAAGAGTCCGCAAACTGGGAACCGACCGATGATGAAATGATGGGATCGTTCGGGACACCATGGCATGACGGATTGTAAAGACATTCTGAAGGGATCGCACTTCGGTCCCTTCATCCCCTATACTTAAGGAGTCAAGCAACCAACCAACCGAAATGTTCACTTCCATCACCCGCCGCCAATCCTTCGGAGCAACCTATCAGTGGGCGATCCTGTCAGTCCTTCCTATGGATCAGGGTTGCATCCTGACTCAGGATGGCATGCGACCCACCGACATCAACGCTGCTCTGGGTCTCCCTAATGAAGCACGAACCGGTCTCTCCATGCTTCTTAAGACCATGGCAGATCAGGGACTGATCAAGCGTCACGAACTGGGCAAGCGTTGGGTGGAGTACACCCGTATCATGCCACTGCGTAAGCGTGAGCGCCTAGCACGGTGGATCTGGGGACAGTGATCCCCTGTGCCAGTCGTGGCGGTGGCACAGTGCCCCGCCGCGCCGGGTCGCCCCCCCGGTTTAAAAAGGCATGGGTCCCTCTAAGCTATAAAGTCTTGCTTTCGCGAGGTCTTTATATAACTCAAACTTTTTCTATATAAAACAAAAATGAAAAATGAAATACCTTGTATGAAAAAAAATCGCGGAGAAAATTTTACGACTGTAGAGGTCGATCCAGTAACTGGAGAGTATGTAATTCAAGTACCTGAGTGGATTATATCGGAGTTTGGGTGGTATGAGGGCACAGAAGTAAACATGGAAGTCGATGGAGACTCAATACTGATAACCGAACTGGACTAGTGGACATACACTGGTTCTCATAGTATAATTACCTTTGAATGCATTCACATTTTAATTTGACCAAATTATGGCAAAAGGATTCACAGTAAAAGCAAAATCGCCCACTAAGGGTGAGGGTGGAAGTTCTCCCCAGTATGACTACGAAAAAGCAAGAGAGATGGTTCGTGGGAAGTCAGTAGTCTTCTGTCTTCCTGGACGTGGAGTATCATACACATATCTAAAAAACTTTGTACAACTTTGTTTTGACATTGTACAAATGGGAGGTAGTATTCAGATCTCTCAAGACTACAGTTCCATGGTAAACTTTGCACGTTGTAAGTGTCTTGGTGCTAATGTACTTCGTGGTCCTGACCAACTTCCTTGGGATGGAAAACTGAAGTATGACTGGCAACTGTGGATTGACAGTGATATTGTCTTCAACACAGAGAAGTTTCTTCAACTGGTTCTGATGGATAAAGACATCGCATCTGGTTGGTATTGTACAGAGGATGGACAGACTACTTCTGTAGCACACTGGATGGATGAAGATGACTTCCGTAGTAATGGTGGAGTGATGAATCATGAAACCTTGGAGACCATCAGTAAGCGTAAGAAACCTTTCACAGTTGATTATGCAGGTTTCGGATGGTTGCTCATCAAACATGGTGTTTTCGAAGACGAAAAAATCAAGTATCCATGGTTCGCTCCGAAGATGCAAGTCTTTGAGAGTGGTGAAGTTCAGGATATGTGTGGAGAAGATGTGTCATTCTGTCTAGATGCTATCGAAGCAGGATATGAGATTTGGTGTGATCCTAACGTCAGAGTTGGTCACGAGAAGTCTCGTATTATTTGATAATGGCTGACAAATACACAATCCTTATAAAGGGTGAAATTAAGTTCACAGACTTGACTGAGGGTGAATATTTTGATATTATGGATGACCTGGCGATAGAATATTATCAAACAGGTCGTCCGCGTCCCTCGGACATTGAAACTAAAATTATTGGAGATTACTGCTAATGGCTATGAGAGCAATGGTTAAAGATGGGTGGATGCCCGGAAAACCGAAGAAGTCTCGTCAAGGATCAGGAAAGCATACAAAGTATGCCGCGACTTCTCGTAACGGTAAAAAGAAAATGTATCGCGGACAAGGACGATAATACATAGTTTAGATTTGTAAACACCTATGGCTTGCTTGATCGCTAATCTTCCTTCTATGGAAGTATGGGTCCGTAAAGAATATTTGACGGATCATCAATCTGGACATGGTGAGTTTGTAAAGGGCGTTTGGGTATCGGTTAAATCGTTACCTGGACGCGCTTTTTATTTTGAAACTTACTTACCAGAATATGCGGCAATGTATGATAAATTGCCAATTTCTGCTTTTGTATCAGATCCAGAAACCCCTACACCTGATATGGACCTCCCTAACTTACAGTTTTGGAACTGTATGGATTATGGTGTGGTCAGTGTAGACAAAAAGTTTATTGGTTCGATGGATTTTGAGTGTTACACTCGCGATCATGGTAATGTAAAAGGAACTTATGTCTGTACTATTGACAATTATCATCATGATCCAGACTACGTAGACTGGGCAACCAGTGAAAATCCTGCTGAACATAAGTCTCATAACCTAATTGAACTGGAAAATGGTCAGTATGCACTGTATCCAAACAATAGATTACGTATCTTTGACAATAGTTTAACACCCGTAGAACCAAAAATGCCCGATTTTAAGGTTTCTACTCAATACTATCAAGTTGAAAATGGATATAAACGTCTTGGCATGGGTCGTGAAGACGAATACTTCTGGAAAACTGCTGATGAAAGGGAAAATAAATATACCGAATTGCCCGAAGAGGATTAAATGGGAAGGGAACACATGAAAGAGATGTGGAGTTCATCAAATCTCATATCAGATTATTGGTTTAAACCACGAAAAACTGAAGATCCAGAGGAAAGAGTGATTCAAGAAGTTTATGGTGACCCTGCTACCATAAATAAAGTCAAGAAAACTACTGACCAATGGCAATTTCAAGGGGATCAAGAGCATTTAGAGACATAAGTCTATCTTTTGACCCACATCCTGTTACAAAAGACTTGCCAATTTTGAAAAATGCGAGAGCAATCACGCGATCTGTTCAAAATTTAGTGCAGACGATACCTACAGAGAGGTTTTTTCAACCTATTTTAGGTTCTGATGTGCGGGCAAGTCTTTTTGATTTCGTTGATTTTGCCACTGCAGGCGTGATTGAAGAACAAATTATCACTACAATTGATAATTTTGAACCTAGAGTTGCGAATGTGCAAGTTGATGTAGACCCTCAACCAGATAATAACAATTTTAATGTTACTATTTTTTATGATATTGTCGGTCAGGAATTTCCCACTCAAGAATTTTCATTTTTGCTAGAGGCAACAAGGTAATATGCCTTTTACTAAATTTACAAATCTAGATTTTGACCAAATTAGGTCTCAAATCAAAGACTATATCCGTGCAAACTCTACGTTTACAGACTTTGATTTTGAGGGATCTAATTTTTCTATCTTAATTGATACGTTAGCTTATAATACCTACATTACTGCATACAACTCAAACATGATTGTAAACGAATCCTTCCTGGATTCGGCAACTTTGAGAGAAAATGTTGTTTCTTTGGCAAGAAATATCGGTTATGTGCCTCGCTCTAGAAGCGCCGCTAAGGCACGTATTAATCTGGCGGTACAAACTACAAGCACATCACCTACTATGACCCTAGAAGCGGGTCTGGTATGCGTAGGAAGTGTTAATGATAGTCAATTTGTATTTTCAGTTCCAGAGGATGTCACTACAACAATTAATTCTGGAACCGCAAAGTTTGATGACCTTGAAATTTGTCAAGGAACTTACCTGAAAAAACAATTTGTAGTTGATGGATCTTTAGATCAACGCTTTATTTTACAAAATGCTTTTATCGATACCTCTACAATCGTCGTAAAGGTTAAAGGAACCTCTGATTCAGGTGAAGGAAGGGAATATGAACTTGCTCAAAACATTTTAAACCTTAATAAAAACTCTGAAATTTATCTTTTACAAGAAGTTCAAGACGAAAGATACGAACTTCTGTTTGGAGACGGATTTTTTGGTAAAAAATTAGAAAATGGTGCGATTATTACCGTTTCTTACATCACAACAGACGGTATTGATGGAAATGGGGCGAAAAATTTCGCATATTCTGGAAGAGTAACTAACAATCTTGGTAATGTTATAGTTCCAAGTGGTGATGTTACAATTTCTACCACTTCAAAAGCACAAAATGGTGGTGAAATTGAAAGTATTGACTCAATTAAGTACTTTGCTCCAAGAATTTACTCCTCACAGTACCGTGCAGTCACTGCTCGTGATTATGAAGCGATAATTCAGTCAATTTATCCAAACACAGAATCAGTTTCTGTCGTTGGTGGTGAAGAATTGAACCCGCCAGAGTTTGGAAATGTCATTATTAGCATCAAACCCAAAAATGGTGACTTTGTTTCTGATTTTGATAAGCAATCAATCGCTACTAAACTGAAAAATTTCTCTTTATCAGGTATAAATCAAAAAATTGTAGATCTTAAGGTTCTTTTTGTTGAGATTGACTCTGCAATTTACTACAATAATGCAAAAGTTTCAAATGTTAATGATTTAAAATCAAAAGTTTCATCTACACTGAATACTTTTGCAACTGCAAACATTAATCAGTTTGGAGGACGCTTTAAATACAGTAAATTGTGTCAAGCAATTGATAATACCGATAATGCTGTCACTTCTAACATCACTAGAGTAAGAATTAGAAGAAATCTGAAAACTTTACTTAATACTTCTGCACAATATGAACTCTGTTATGGTAATAAGTTCCGCATGGACAAAAATGGGTTTAATATTAAGAGTAGTGGGTTTGGACTTTCTGGAAGGAATGGAACATTCCACTTTACCGATACTCCAGGGGAAAATGGTAAAGGTGTAATTTCTGTTGTTAAAGAACGTAATCAAGATGGTAAATTTGAAGTTGTAATTAAGTCAGCAGGGACAGTTGATTATATAAAAGGAGAAATATTACTGAATACAATTACATTTTCTTCCACTGATAAAGATAATGATATTGTTGAAATTCAAGCAGTTCCTGATTCAAATGATGTGATTGGTTTAAAAGACCTTTATCTCTCTTTCTCGGTTGCTGATAGTGAGATAAATATGATTAAAGATACTATTACATCTGGCGAACAGATCTCTGGCGTCGGTTATAAAGTTACTTCAAGTTACCTAAACGGAGAACTTAAGAGAGGATAAGAATGATACAAACAGGCTTTGAAAGAAGGGTAAAAGTTCAACAAGTAATTGAAAGTCAGTTACCCGAATTTCTTAGATCCGAAAGTCCTAAATCTATTGACTTTCTGAAGCAATATTATATTTCTCAAGAACATCAGAGTGGTGCTGCTGATATTGTTGAGAACTTAGATCAATATCTAAAATTTGATAACCTTACACCAGAGGTTATCACTGGATATACCAGTTTGACCGTTGGTATATCATCTACTGCTGATACTATTCAAGTTTCTACTACTAAGGGTTTTCCTGATGAGTATGGTCTGTTTAGGATT